TATTCTTAGGGATTTAGATTGGTTGATTCACTATGCTTATATTGAAGCTCAAGGATTTTCGGGTTTCAAAAACGATGACAACAATAGTTGTGATCTAGCATTAATAGACGAAACTGTTTATGAAGAATTAAGATTGTCTCACGATCCTAAGCAAAGAATTAGGTTTAATGATTTACACAGAAAAAATGGAAAAAAGAAAAACTATATTGATGCCAGACAATATGTAAAAAAATTACATGATGCTGAATATGGTCAACCGTTATATTATAATCCTGCGAGAAATTTAAATTTATTTGGTTCTCGTGGTGGTGGTAAAAGTTTTTCTATTAGTGGAATATGTGCTCAGACATTAACGTTTGATGGAGTCAAAGAATATACCAGAGAATCTCTGGAAAATCCAACTATTGCTGCAGTTGCAGTCGGTGCAGGAATTACAGACAAATCTTCTGATTTAGTTAATAAAATAACTGCAGGATTAAATTACTTAGGAACAGAAAAGGACTTAGGTGTCTATGGAACACCTGATTCTGATCAATATGAACCAAATCCTTTTTATAGAAATTGGATTGGTGATGCTAAACCAGGTAATAAAAAGAATCCTTTTAGGTATGAATATGATGTGGAAACTCCGAGAGGTTGGATAACTAAAGGAACTGGTACTGCATTATATCATATTAACTATTCTGATAAAAAACAAGATGGTACACAAGCAGGTGCTGGTGGTAGATATCTTTTATCAGTGTATGAAGAAATTGGTTTAATGCCTAACTTTAGAGATGCGCTATTATCCAACGTAGGTACAGTTTCTGTAGATGGTGAACAATTTGGTGTTCAAGTTGCTATTGGAACATCTGGTAATATTGATTTAGTACAACAAACTAAAATGGTATTTGAAAATCCAGAGGAGTATAATTTCTTAGCGTTTGAAAATATCTGGGAACCATCTGAAAAGAAAATAGGTTTGTTTATACCAGCTTATTTAACGGAGACAAGATTTAAAGACCAGAATGGCAATACAGATTTACTTAAAGCGTTAAAGCATTATGAGCAAAGAAGGTTTGATGCACTGAGTAAAGATGATCCGACAATTCTTTATAATGAAAAGATGAACTATCCAATAGTTCCTTCTGATATGTGGATCTCAAACAAAGGATCTTACTTTCCTCAGATTGAATTAATGGAGAGGGAAAAAGAATTGTTAAGAGATCAACAGTATAAATTGTTAGCCACACCAACAAAGTTAATTTGGGATTCTAAACAACTTAATGGTGTTAGAGCAGAATATTGTCCTGATACAGAATTATTGCATACTTTTCCATATGAAAGAACAGCAACCAAAATTGATGGTGGTGTTGCAATTTATGAGAAACCTCAAACAATAAGAGGTGTTGTACCAGATGATATGTACATATTTGTATTTGACCCTTATGTATCTGAGAATATAGATGAGGGTGGATCACTTGGAGTAACCTTGGGGTTTTTAAATCCAAAATATACTTCGGAAGGATTTAATGGAAATTATTTAGTGTGTTCATATATTGGTAAACATCCATCTGGTAAAGATGCTTATTATGAAATACAAGAGAAACTCTTGGCTTATTATGGTAATCCTTATAGAGGGTTGTGGTATGAAGCTAACCGAGGTGATTCTGTTAGAGGATATTATACCAGAAAGAAGAAATTGCATCTTTTAGCTTTGGAACCAAATAAAGAAAAAGGTTCTGCGGCTTACTTAAATAGAGTAACCAAATACGGTTTTACCGTTGGTAATCAAGTTGATAAAATTGAAATGTGTGATGATGCACACGATTTGTTGCTGACTCAAACTCAATTTAATGGAAGAAAGTTAAGAGTGGTAGAAACAATACCTTGCTTATTTTTAGTTCAACAACTTATTCAGTTTGAACTGAAAGGAAACTTTGATGCTGTATCAGCATTTATTGGTTACCCCTTAGCTCTAAAGGAATTAGAGCATCAAGTTATTAAAGAAAGGAGTAAACCTCAAAGAAATCCATTGGCAGCAATATCAATGAATGCGAACATATTTAAAGATTCAGATACATTACATAGAATTAGAATACTTAATGAAAAGATTAGAGAACAACAATAACTCCGTGAATGGAGTACTTACAGGAATTACAAAAGCTTCTGATATCATTACTTCTACAATGGGTGGGTCAGGAAAGAACGTATTGTTTTTTGAAGATAAACGTCTTCAATTTACAAAAGATGGTGTTTCTGTAGCAAAGAAGATTCAATTTAAAGATTCTGAGCAAGATGCTGGAGCACAGATGTTAATTACAGCAGCTAATAAGACAGTAAAAGAATGTGGTGATGGAACAACACTAACATCTTTATTTACAAAAGAATTAGTGGAAACATTGTTTAAGTTAATTGAAGATAGACCTGTTAATGAAGTAATTGAAGAATGGGAATCATCTATTAACTTGGTAGTTGCAGAACTTACTAAAAGATCTCAAAAAATTGAAAAGGTTGAGCAGATATATAATATTGCTTTGACTTCATGTAAGAATGAGACATTGGCTAAACTAATTCATGAAATTTATAGAAAGGTTGGATTAAAAGCGTCTATCTCTGTTCAACTGTCAGAGACTTCACCCAAGTCTTATTATGAAGTTACCAAAGGTCTAAACTTTGATGGAGGACTATTTCACAGAGATTTTGTAAATCAGGCTAACGGCACATATCAAGCTGAGAAACCCTATATTTGGATTACTGATGAAGTAATGTCTGATTTCCATAAACACGCAGAACTCTTTAATGATTTTCATGAAAATAAAGTACCGCTTGTAATTATAGCAAGAGATTTTTCAGATAGTTTTATTAGATATACTGTAACTAATAGAATTAATCATGGAGTAGATATTTGTTTATTAAAGCTTCCAGGTTGGGGTGATGGAGTAAAAGAAAATATTAGAGATATGAAGGCTTTTATTACTAGAGATAAAGTTAATAAAATTACTATTACTGGTACAGACTTCACTCTGTATAACAACCCTGATCCTAAAAAAATTAGAAGTCGTATTAATCAAATTCAATCGCAAATTGAAGGTTACACTGAAGAATATGATATTCAAGATGCATTGAGAAGAATTGATAATTTAAATCAGACATCGGCTATTATTTATGTTGGTGGTAGAACTCTTGCAAATGCACAAGAAGAATTTGACAGAATTGATGATGCAGTTGGTGCTTGCAGAACAGCTTGCAAAGCTGGATATATTAGAGGTGCTGGATCAGAGTTGGTAGATATTGCTGATTATTCGGATTTTAAATGGAGCGATGAATTTAGAAACCTTTTATATGCTCCAGCTAGAAAAATATTAAGTAATGCTAATATTCATATGGAAGCAACATCCAGTTCATATAATGTGAAAACAAAACAATTGGATCCTAATTTATTAGATCCTACAAACGTAGTTATTACAGCACTTTTAAATGCATTTGCATTAACTACTTTATTAATAAATACATCATATATTTTACATGATTAAGTTAAAGATTCCTGAAAGGGAAAAGTATAAAGATGGTGGTCAGTGGTTCAAAGATTATCTTCATCAAACAATACCTCATCTTATTCCAATGTCTGAGGAATATGATACAATGTTGAGATCTTATAAAATTGTGAATAACGATTTAACAGATTTTAAAAAAGACATTAAACGATTTTGTAACCCATTAGGTGATGAAGTCGATGATATTGAAGATGATGTTCAACCATATCCAGAACTGCATAATGCAGTAAACATTCTAAAAGGTGAGGTAATTCAAAGAAAAGATCAATTGCATATTATGTTGCTATCAGCTAATGCAATTAAGTCTAAAAACGAACCAATGCTAGAAGCCATTAGGATGTCACTTGATGAAAAACTTGGTATTGAACTCCAAAAGATGGAGATGCAAATGCAAGGAATGGATGAAAAGCAAATGAATGAGTTTGTTCAACAACTTAGGACACAGTTAGAACCTGAGGATTTAGCACAAAAAAATTGGCTGTCGGAATTAGAAATTTTCTATAATAAAGCATTGGAATATTGTACATATGATCAACATCTCTTAGATAAGAGAGTGGATACTATGCAAGATATTGCTACGGCAGATAGAATGTTTATTTACTCTGGTTGGACACATGGTAAACCAACGTTAGAAATTAGAAATCCGTTATATTTAATTTGGAATAAATCTCCTAATCAGAAGATGATTCACAAATCAAATTGGATAGCTTATCAAAAACCTGTCACAATTACTGATGCTATTGAGGCTTACAATTTAAGTAATGAGGATATTGAAAAACTTCAAGTTACTTTTGGTAGAGGGTTGGATAAAAGAAATAGTTTGGGTCCTGACAATCGATTCATATTTGATCATACTAAACAGAATCTGTTGATTGATCAAACTCATCAATCGGTGGATAAAACAATTGGTTTAAGTCAAACAGAACCAGTTGTTGGTAATCACAGAACACTTGTATGGGAAACACATTTTGAGTTTAAAGCTTATAAGGAGTTAATCTTTTTAAGATTTAAGGATGAGTATGGTGAACCAATTACATCTGTTTTAGATTCAGATTTTGAAATACCAAAGAAAGCCAAAAAGGAAAAGTTTACTAATCAATATGGAATTGAATCAGAAAGATATGTTTGGAAAGATCGAGATACGGTGTTCTCTGCTGAGAAGTTGTATCTTCCACGCAAGTATGAAATTGTAAGATTGGGTAATGATGTTTATCCGGTTTACAGAGAAGTACCGCATCAATATACAAACTTAGAGCGTCCTTTTGAAGCTTTTAATTTGTCTACATTTGGAGCAGTAATAAATGCAAGAAATGCTAAATCGGTATCTTTAGTACAAAGAGCTATTGCTCCTTACTTACAGTATTTATATATCAAGACTGTAATGAATAGAGAGTTGAGTAAATATCAAGGTGCAATTCAATCAATTGATATTGATCAAATACCTGATCAATTAGGTGAAGATTTAGAAGGTAATAAGATTAGAGATAAACTTTCTGCTTATCTTAAAACTCTTAGAAAGACTAATAAAGATATCTTTTCTGGAACTCAAGCTTCTTATGGTTCATTACCACCTTCAACCAGATCTCCTGGATCAAATGGATATTTAATTGGTACGGCTATAGAGTTAATGAACTTGCATCAATTGTCTGAATTAGTAAAGCAGGAAATTGCAATGGCAATGGGGATTTCACCTCAGAGACAGGCATCCTTTCAGCAAGGATCTAATGTAGCAGATAATCAACAATCAATTCAACAATCATATGCTATTACAGAACCTTACTTCTTTATTCATTCTACTATATGGAAAGATGCTTTAAATGATTGGTTATGTAACTTTAGAACTTACTGCGAAACTCAAATGCAAATTAGAGGAGTGTCAGAATTAAGTTTCCAATATTGGATGCCTGGTAATATTCAACAAGTATTGCAGGTTACACCTAAATCAATCGAGCATACAGATATTGGTTTGTTCTTAAGTTCTAGTTCTAGCTTTGAAAGATATGCTGAGATTATGTTACAAAATGCACAAGCATTTGCACAGAATCAAGGACAAGGTATTGCCGCAGTTAGTCAGATTATAAAGGATATTGTATCCAAAGCTTCTCCAGAAGAAATACATAAACGTATTCAGATTGAAGAACAGAAGATGCAAGAAAGAGCAATGCAGTTACAAGATCAACAGTCTCAGAATCAAATGAAGTTACAGGAGATGCAAAATGCTGCTGCAGATAAAGCTTTTGAAAGAGAGAAAGAAATTGTAGTTCTTAAAGAAGAAGAGAAACGAAAAACTGTTTTAGCAGAAGCCGCTATTACTGCATCAGGTATGTCAGAAGATAAAGACTTAGATGATGATGGAGTTCCTGATATTATGGAAATCATGGATCATTCCTTAAAGGAAGACAAGTTGAACTTTGAGAAGAAAAAGCATGCAGATGATGTAAAGCTGAAAGAAGAAGAGTTAAAAATCAAGAATAAAGTAGCTAATAAAAGACCTGCATCTAGCAAGTAAGTTGCACTATTTTGTTCTAATAGAATACACGCACCAAATTACAGGATGTAAATACTGGATGTTTTAGGACTTAGTAATTACTCCTGTAATTTTGTGTTACAAAAATTAACAAGATGACAATAGAAACACCATTCCCAAGCTTTGAAGAGCTTGATCAAAACTCCATTGTACTTCAAGTAGACTCTTTTGAATCTACTGAAGATGACCAATCAGATTCTTCTGAATTAGATAATGAAGATACTGAACAGGAAGAAACTGATGAAGCTGCTGAGACACCTGTTTCAGATCCTTTAGCTCAAACAGTTTATGAGACATTATTAGAAAAAGGATACTTAGAAGAAGATCCTGCATTTGATGGTACGTTTGAAACACTTGATGAGAAGATCGATAATCTTCCAAAGAAGTTGTTAGCCAACGCCATTAGTGAACTACCTGCACACTCCCAAGTTGTACTTAAGTATATTGGTGCAGCAGGTGCTAATTTAAATGAAGATGAATTAAAAACTTATCTTCGCGAGTATCTTAATGAACAAGTTGTTCCAGATGTATCCAGTCTAGATGGTGCAAGATCTTATGTGGAACAACATTTGAAAAGTCAAGGTCTGAGACCTAGTGCTATTACAGCACAGTTGGATGAACTTGAGGATGCAAATGAATTAATTACTGAAGCTGAAAAATTATTAAAAAGTAAAGAGAAAGGTACTGATAAATTGTTGCAAGAAAAAGAAGCTGAGAATCAAAGAATTCAAGCTGAACAAAAAGAATTCGTTAAGTCAATTAACACTACTCTGTCAGATCTTGGCTGGAGTAAACCACAACAAGAAAAAGTATTGCAGACAATACCTAAAACAAATCAGGTGTTGCAAAATGTAGTTAAAAACCCTAAAGCCTATATTCAATTGATGGATTTTCTATCACGATTTGATGGAAAGGAATTCAATCTAGAACATGTAAGAAGACAAGGTGAATCTCGGGCTACTTCTAATATTAAAGCCAAATTAGAAAAATCTGGGTATTCATCTACGACTAATAAGACATCTTCTTCTGAAGAAAGTCCTACGTCAGATATCTTTAAAACATACAAACCAGTCGTTTAATATTTTACAAATTAATTAGAAACTAATAATGGATAGACGTTCCGCGTTAGTGACACATGAACGTAGTAATTTTGGAGGTAGTTATTTTGACTCCTTCACACATGCTGCCATGTTCCGTCAGTACAAACCCTTTGACTTTGGTGTTAAAGGTGCACAGTTGTTCTCCGCCAAACTTGGCGAAGGTATGATTAACAAAAAATTCACTTACTATACTTTAGCACAAAAGCAGGTACATATGTTGCCTGGAGGTGTGGATGAATACACGTGGTATCTTATGGGTTCCACAGCAAGTGAATATCGTTTTACCGAACTGTTGGTAGATCCAGCAGGTCAAACAGGTAAAGGTGGTGTTAGATTTAAAATCGCCTTAGATAGAAATTATTTACATGAGCCCGTTTACATTAAACTTGCTCAAGCTGATTTACCGCTTCTGCGTATTATCGGTCATGGTGTTGAACGTTCAGTCAACTCTACGGAGTATGAAGTTGAACTTCAAACTGGTGATTTGAATGCTTGGATCCCAGTTAAATATCTGCAGCCAAATATGACTTGTGTACAATCTACCAGCTTCACTGCTGATGAATTGAATACTAAGTATGGCCCGGATGAATATGGTGAAATGTTCAAGCTTATGAACTGGACTACCCAGTACAGTCGTAAAGCTGAATTCACCGATAAGTTTATTAGAACTGAACTTGCAGCTAAACAAGGTGGTAGAGCAATGGGTAATGATACCTATACTGTAGCAGGTAGCAAAGTTAAAGGTGCTGCTGTGACTTCAGGTTTTGTGTATCAAACCGCTCTCCAAGATAAAACTACCAAGATGATTTCTAAAGGTACGTTTATCACCAACATTGAAGCACGTCTTGAAGAAAGAGTAATGTGGGATAGAGAAATGGCAATGGAAGATGGTCAATTGCAAAAAACAATTGATTATGATACCAATCGCCCAATCAAAATTCCTGCTGGTTGGAGACAACTTGTTAAAGATGGTCACTTCCTTGAGCATAATGGTAGCTTGTCACTTGCTGACATCTTCTCATTCTTGCAAAACATCTTCTTGACAAGAAAGAATTTCTCTGATCGTAAGATTAAAATTGCTTCCGGTGAAGCTGGTATTCAATTCTTGAGTCGTAAGATTTTTGAAGAATATAGCTCGGTTGTAACTGTTGATACGTTGTTTGCCAACAAACGTTCGGATCCTGAAGGATTTAACGAAAATGAATTGGAATACGGTGCACAGTTCACCAAGATTAGAATGATGAATGGTATTGAGGTCAGTATTGTACATGATCCTACTAAAGATGACAGAAGCAGATTCCCTGAATTAGCTCCTGGCACTAACTATACTCTTGAATCATTTACTATGGATATTTTTGATTTGGGTAATACCGATCAAACTCCACAAGGTTTAAATGGTCAAAACATGTGTATGGTAATGCAGGATGGTGTAGAAGAATACTACACTATCTCAAACATTTATAATTTTGAAACTGGTGCTATTACCGATGGTTCTAATGCTCGTATAAACAGTAAAGAACTTGGTATTTATCGCACGGTGGCAGGTTCATTAAACGTGTGGGATGTCTCACGTGTTGCTCAGATTAGGCTCAACCTTAATCTATAAATAACTTTTAGATAAGAGGGGGTTGAAACATACTCCCTCTTTCTATTGAAATTAGAAATATAAAATAGATATGAAAAATCACATTACACTCTTTGTAAGTCCTGTACCTCGCATTCCTACTCAAGGACGAGATAAACAACGATTTACCACAATTGATCCAAAAAATGGTGAAATGAGAGTTGGTCACTCTCTTAATAAAAATCGCGAAGTTGGTACTTCAGTAACCTTAAAGTTTCCTTTAGATTTACGCAATAATAGATATGTAACAGGTTTGGATGAAATGATTCCAAATCCAATTTACAATCTTGAACCCACAGAAGTTTCTTCACAGTTTAATTTATCAGCTCGTTGGCAAGATATTTTACCTAAGTTGGTAAAACAGTCGTCTATCTCAAGACAGACTTATTATGAAATCCTTGACAATGTCGATCCGGATTATTATAATACTTATGCTAAGAGTGGTACCATGCTGAACTTTCAACCAAGTCAGCTTCTTAATCGCGAACCAACTTTTATTGAAAAATTCTCTGTTGAATTGTTTGATCGACCGAATAGATTTGTCGATGACACACCTAGACAAAGAATGGCCATTCAACTTATTAAAGTACACAATAGGATTGCAAAGAGTAAATCAGAAGCAAACCCTGTAGAACATCTTTTTTATATCTCCGAAGAAAATGAAGCAGAGATGGAAAAAATGAGAAAACAGGATATTATAGATGCAGCCATCTATGAAAAAGTTAAGCTTCAACAAGAAGGATCTGAGTTCCTTAATTATAAGGTGGCAAGTCTTTTATCTACACATCAAGATCGTCCTATTGTAAAAGGTGTAACTGCAAGAGATGGTGTTAAACAAGCTCTTAATAATTACATTAATGATAAGACGTACCAAATTGAAAACATTAACAAGTTCAATAAGGTTGTAGATTTATTGAAATCACCAGAAGGAAAACAGAGATTTGAGGTTATGTATTTAGCTCAACAAGGGTTTAATACAAAAGTATTAGAAAATCGTGATGGTTATCTAGTTTGGAATTCAAGATCATCCTCAGGACATATTTATAAATGGACAGATTACGAAAAGTTCATTTCATTCCTTGTTTCTGAAATGATGGTTTATGATCCAGAAAATAAAGATAACACTATTACAAACTGGTATAAAGAATTATATCAAGAGGTTAAATCTAAAAATACCTGGTTAGAATGACAATAGAAAGACTCCATCAAGAATTTAAATTCAGATGGAATAAAGCAAATTCAAATCATAAGAAAGATTTTTACTCTCCAGTAATAGATGATATTTTTAACAAGGCTTCTGAAGACTATGTTGAAATATTTTATTCTGGTAATAACAGTAAAAATTATAAATTTGGATTTGAAGTAACTCAACAAAGAATTGATATGTTACAATCTCTAATTGTACCAGAATCTACACAAGTAGCTACTCTGGTATCAGTTGGAAGGTATAGAGTAAATCTTAATATATTTACTCCAAAATATAGACATTTTTTAAGAGCGTATGTTGTTCCAGTTGAATGTCCTACAAAACGTATTCCAGTCACCATTGTACGATTAAACGATTTGGATACGAAATTGGCTGATGCAAATACTCAGCCATCATTAAGATGGAATAGGTGTTTAGGTTCATTTAAGAATAACACGCTAGAGTTATATACTAAGGATTACACAATTACTCAAGTAAAAATTGAATATTTAAGAAATCCTGTTAAAGTGTTTTATGGTGGATATGACACACTTGAATTTATCAAGGGTGACTCCACAGCTTATAATACTGCTTCAGCTCAAGTTCAATCAGATTTACCTGAACAATATCATGATCTTTTAGTGGATATGGCTGTACAATATACAGCAAGAGTACTAGAAGACAATAATCAATTAATAAATATTCAAGAACAAATTCATAATAAAACATGAATAAAAGAACGAACAAACTTCCAATGACATCCATTCTCGTAATGACGGGAGATCAGGCGATGCCTACTGGAAACTTTACAACTACCGGAACTGCTCTCAATTTACAACCTGGTATGCTTGGTGCACTTAGTATGGATCCTAACTCCGCAGTTAGAACATATGGTCAATATTTGAGATCTGGTGATGATTCTACTGAAGTACAAGCAATCAAATTGGTACAAGGTACTGCAGCCTCTTTACAAACTCAAACCGCAGATATCTGGGAAGTTGGTGATAAAGGTTTTGTAGAATCAGGAATTATCCGTAGAGGAAATATTAGATCTGTAATGGTTAAGAAAGCAAAATTTGCTACTCTTGGTGCGCAGGCTATTACCAGTTTCCCTACACCTACTGATGTAGGTAACTATAATGCTTATTTGAATCTTAAGTCTGTACGCTATGAAAAAGAATATGGTATTACAAATGCCAACTCTTTATACAGTGCTGTACCACTTACAAACTTTACTGATGCAGGTATTACTCAACCGCTTGATTATGTTCTTCAACACTTAGCTGTTGATTTTAATAGTCAGTCTAAGTTAGTAACCACTGGTCAACGTAAAGGTAATAAAAACTTTGTTGTACTTGGTGTAAAGGTTGCTGGTGGTTCAGGTCAAGCACTTGGTACCATTACTCCTACTTCAAGTTTTAACTTTGAAACGGTTAATGGTTCAACCCAAACAATGGCTAGCTCTGTTGAATTGGTACAGGCACTTGCACAACTTGTTCAAGATTCTGCACTTACCAATTCTTCTACTATCGAAGTATTAGACTTGTCTACTGCTGGTGCTGCTGCTAAAATTGATGCTCTTATTGTTGTAGGTTTGCCGCATACTCTTGCTGCATACTATGATAATGTAGAACAACAAATGGTAACGCCAATTCTCAATTTAGGTGGTGATTTCATTAGTGGTGTTACAGATCCTACTGTCGTAACTTGTTACGCACAAGAAGGTACTGGACATACTCGCAAATGGGATCTCTATAATAGATGGAGAAATCAGTTGAACATTCATACGAAGCAGGTTCAACCTCAAGACGATTGGTTCTCTGAAGGTAAGTCATATATTGATTTATCTAAAGCTTTCTATACAAGCTATGAGATTGACTATTTTGATACTGAGAACACTCTCACTATTGAAGTTGTTAGTCCTAAAAAAGCAATTCTTTTATTTAGATGTGAGCCACTTAGCTCATTCACAGTAAATGTTGCTAACGTAGTTACTAGAATTGCTGCAGGTTCCACACCAATTCCATTCTCTACTTCTGATGACGCAGGTACTGGTACAGCATCCGCTGTTGCAGTTGCTTCTGTTGAAGCTGTATTGAGTGCTTGGTTAGAGCATGCCCGTACTACGGGCACTAACTTCCAGGTCGGTGGAGATGCTGTCGCTGGTGGTACGTACTTGTCGTAAAAATTATATTTTTCTTGAAAAGGGGTTTTTTGCTGTCATGGCAGAAAGCCCCTTTTCTATTAAATCTACACAATGGGAAAATACGATAATTTAAAAGGACTCACACTCCCATCAAATATAGTAAAAAATAGTGTTTCGACAGTAACTAATTCAACTGGACAGAAAGTTGTTGGTGCAATGGGGAATGAGGGAATCATCCTTGTGGATTGGATACAAGAGAGAATTGACGATGGATCTATTGATCCAGGATCATTTCCTTCCATTGGTACAAATCTATCTTCTACCAGAGACCCAACATCTGTTAGTATTAGATCTGATACAGGAACAGATGCTACTATTTCCGTAGTAACAACATCTTTTGCAGGTGTAATGTCTGCTCAAGATAAAGTTAACTTAGAATCACTCATTACATTATCTGGAATAGCTGCTGGATCAATAGATCTTGGTACATTTACAAGTACAATCATTCCTGATAATTCTACTATATATGAAGCTTTTCAGGCACTAGAACAAGCAGTTAATACCATACCATCGATTACATTAGGTGATTTGACATCTATTAATAATGCAATAACTATTGCAAATGGTGTGAATGCAGTTAATGGTGATGTATCAATAACATTTAATCCAGGTAATGTTGATCTGGCCACATTAGGAGGTAGTTTAGAGTTATCTCAATTAGATACTACTGGTGCAACTAATGGACAATTCATTGCCTTTAATGGTACTAATTATGTACCATTTACTTTCGTTCAGACGATTCCAGATCACAATGATCTGACAAACATACAGGGTGGTACAACCAATGAATATTATCACCTAACTTCAGCTTTACACACTCAACTTACTGCTGCATCTAGTAACATATTACTGGGTAGAGTAGCAACATCTGGTGTAATTCAACAAATTACTTTAGGTGGATCCTTAGCTTTTAATAGTACTGCATTACAATTAGTAAATGATAGTGCAGCACCTGGTAATCTTAAGTATTATGGTACAGATGGGTCAGGAGTAAAAGGTTGGTATACTCTATCAGCAATAGGTACAGTAACCAATGTATCTGCAACAAATTCTGCAGATTTAACTTTTACTGTTACTAACCCTTCTACTACTCCGGATATTACGGCTGTACTAACCAATACGGGTGTTACGGCTAATACATATGGTTCAAGTTCTGCAGTATCTGTCTTTACAGTAAATGCTAAAGGTAGAATTACAGGAGCTTCTAATACAACTATATCAATACCGTCATCTAGCATATCTAACTTTTCAGAAGCTGTACAAGATGAAGTGGCAGCAGCACTTATTGGAGGTACTAATATCTCATTAGTGTATGATGATACTTTAGGGACATTAACTATTAATAATACAGCCAGTTTTACCGGTGTTACAAATAGAATTGCATATTGGTCTAGTCCATCAGTTCTTACCACAGATGCAGATCTCGGATTTGATGGTACGTATTTAACTCTTGGTCAACCAGTATCAAGTTCATTAGCCAAGTTTACATCTAAAGGTGTTGGATCTACATTATCGACATAAGGATACGTGCGACAGAATTCATCTAATGTGGATGTATTTAAAGTTGCAGATAATGGAGCTATTTATATTGGAGCTCTTAATGAAATATTTTTACATCCAGACGCAATTAATCTTTCAACTGGAGGTAATTTTCCAATCAGCGTATCTGGTGGTGAATTAAATCTATATTCAGACCTGACAGTGACTGTTGAAGGTGGAGGTACATCTTCTACTATTCCTTCTTTTAAATCCATTGCTACAAGAACTTCCACTATTGGTAGTTTGTATAATGCTCAAGTTGTTGGTAATATTACAGTAGCTTCTGGTACAAATACATATACAGATTTACTTGTTGAAACACACGTAAACCAAACTTCACATACAGGTTCTATCATTGGTGTATCTATTAAACCAGTAATTACTGCAGCTAATAACTACAGAGCTTTACAAATAGATGCTCCTGGCCAAACAGCTATTAGAACAATTGCAGGTAGTGTTAGATTTGATTTTGGATCTGATGCAACTGGAGATTTGTTTTATAGAAGTTCAACAGGAAATTTAGTTAGATTGGGAGTAGGTTCTGCTTCACAGGTTCTGGGTTCTGATGGAACTGTTCCTACTTGGATATCAAGTTCTAGCTCATTACCTAGTGGTACTAATGGAGATTTTTTAATTTATTCTGGTAGCTGGATTTCCGCTACACAACAAAGAGAAAAAATAACAGGTGTTACAGGAACCACATTTAACTTAGCTACAACTCCATTATCTGGAGTAATGATAATGTTGTTTAGAAATGGAGTTCTACAAGATGATACAGATGACTATACAATAGTTGGTACATTAATAACAATGAATATCGCATTGGTATCAGCTGACAAAATTACTGCAATTTACTATATATAATGGCAACAAAAGTACATACTAACCAAATTGAGAATGCTACAGCAGGCTCACTTATTGCTGCTAACTCATCAGGAATATTTTCCATAGTCGCACCATCAGCTGGTGCAGACCATTTATGGTTTTATGATGACTCTGTCACAGCATTAGTACCTCTTACAATTGGTACAAATTTATCTATTACAGGAACTACATTGAATGCAATGGCAGGAGCTGGAGGATATACAGAGGTTCAAGAAGAAGGTGGTGCATTAACTGCACGAACAAAAATGAATTTTATTGGGTCTGGTTTAACTGCTGCCGATGATGCCGGTAATACTAGAACAAATGTTACGTTAAATACGTTTTTAAATACGTTGGCTACAGCAGGTACAATATTATTATCTTCAGGTAATGTATCTGGAACTCTACCAACTACTTCAGGTGGTACTGGTGTAACCAGTTACACTACTGGTGATACATTATATGCTTCCGGAACAAACGTATTATCTAAACTAAGCATAGGTTCAACAGGCAACTTTTATAGAGTTGTTTCGGGTATCCCAGCATGGACAACTGCAGCTTCCACTGATTTATCTAACTCAGCAAACATTGCTCTTTTGAATGCCACTCAAACATTCTCTGGAACAAATACTTTTTCCAATAATATTACAATGAATGGTACACCATCTGCTAATACAGATGTGGTTACCGTTGGATATGTAAATAATATTTTGTCTGGTACAAAATGGAAAACTCAACAAGTTAGAGTAGCTACTACTGTAGCTGGTACATTAGCCACTTCATTTGCTAATGGTCAAACAGTGGATGGAGTTACTCTTGCTACAAACGATAGAATTCTTATTAAGGATCAGGCTTCTGCAGCTGAAAATGGTATTTATACCGTAAATGCTTCAGGTGCACCTACACGTGCTACAGATGCAGATAGCTGGACAGAATTGGTTTCTGCTGCAGTTTCTGTAGAAGTAGGTACGGCAAATGCTGACTCAGGTTGGTTATGTACAGTTGATACTGGTGGTACTCTTAACTCAACTGCAGTTAACTGGATTAAACTTTTTAGTTCTACTGGTGTAATATCTGGAACAGGTGTAGCTAACAAAGTTGCATATTGGTCTGCTTCAGATACATTAACTTCAACAACCAACTTCCATTTTAATGGTACACAATTAGCAATTGGTACTGCCACTCCAGCAACCTCTGCTGTATTAACTACTCAAGGAACTGGTACAGGCAATAGTACTTATGGTTATCAACATAATAATTCAAGTGCAGCTCAAGTATTTAGAGTAGCTGATGATGGTACACTAGTTATTGCTGCATCAAGCCCATTAACAATTAGTAATTCGGCAATTGCAGCTACATCCGCTGGAGGATTTAGCATGTCTTCAAACGCAGATATTAATATTACTGCAGGTGGTTCATCGTCTACTGTAACAATTACTTCTTCAACAGTAAGTGCAAGTGGAGCTGCATCAGTAGTTCTTACTGGTACAAGAGCTAGTACATCAAGTAATCAGTTTGTTACAGAACTAAAAGGTACTTTTAGTCCATCAGGTGCAGGAACAAATACATTTAGGGCAGTAATTGTTAATCCAACAATTAACCAAACTACACATACTGGGGTAACCACTTCAATGAGTATTGAACCAGTATTAACTTCAGTTGGATCTGGTGGACATACAGCATTACAAATTGCAGCATCTGGTCAAAGAGCTCTTTATGTATCCTCAGGAGGCGTAAGATTTGATGTTGGATCAGATGCCACAGGTGATATGTATTATAGAGCAGCAACCACTGGTTATTTAACAAGAATTCCAGTAGGTTCTAGTGGACAAGTTCTTGTAGGTGGTACTACTCCATCATTTGCAGCAATTCCATATTCTCCTACAATAGCTTATGTAGTATTATCTTCTGGATCCACTACAATTGATTTGGATGCTAATGTAGGTAATGTAAAAGATGTTGATGGAAACAATATTGCTTTCACTATTCCATCAAATCCTGATTTAATGGATGTATATCGTAATGGTATATTAATGTCTAGATCAGGAACTGTTACCAGAGATTACTCTGTAAACACGTCAACTCATGTAATTACATTTGTTACTACTGTTGCTACAGATGAAACAATTGTGATTAAAAAACTTGGATAATAATGGCAACAAGAGTTAAATTATTTCAACTAACTCAAGATGGTGCATCAAATGGCCAGGTCCCTACTTGGGATAATACATTGGGTGTTTGGAAACCAACTACAATTTCAGGTAGTGGTACTTCTGCCGGAGTTACTGGGTCTATTCAATTTTCAGATGGATCTGGTGGATTCTTGGCAGATGGTACTAATTTCTTTTGGGATGATACAGCAAATCAGTTAAAATTAACAGGTGGATCTTCTTATGCAATTGCACTTGCTGGACAAAATGGTGGAATAAGTATTATTCCAACATCTTCTGTTACAGGTGCTTTTACAGGAATGAATGTTTCAGTTGATGCTACTGGTACAGCAAATCTGTTATTAACCAATACAAATACTAGTAGTAGTACATCAAACTCCCGAATAGCAATTACAACGTCTGCTGGTGGTGGTGATCCATACTTAAAACTTATTACTGCAGAAGCTGGATATGTAATAGGGATGGATAATTCTGCATCAGATGTTTTAGTTATAGGTCTTGGTACAGATCCATCTAATATGAGTATAACTAATTTAACTTTTAGTTCAAACTCATTAGGTGTATTGCAATCAACCCCTACAGCTAAGTTGCATATTAGTGGGGGTACTGCAATTTTACCTCCACTTAAAATTGACTCAGGTACTGCTTTAACAACTCCTGCTGATGGTGCATTAGAATATCATGGATCACATTTATACTTTACAATTGGTTCTACTAGATATCAACTTGATCAACAAGGTAGTGGATTATCTGGAGGCACTTCAAACTATGTTACATATTGGACTGGAACCTCTACATTAGGAGCTGATGCTGATTTTCAGTTTGACGGAACAAGTGTTGGTATTGGACAGGCACCTTCTGGTGTATATAGATTGGCTGTTACTGGTGGAGCACTTGGTGCAATGTTAGCAACAGGAGCACTTACATCTACTGGTACAGGTGTTGCACAAAGTAGTTTATCTACTAATCAACTTAGATTAATTAACGCTACCCCTAGTACTGGAGATACATGGTATACTACAGTTAAAAATACTGGAGTATTTAGTATTGAATCTTCAAATTTTGGAGCCGGTTCAGTATTTTCAATAACTTCTGCTGGAGCTGCACTATTTGCAGGAACACTTGCATATACAACACAGGGTTCTACAGCTACAGCACTTACTGGTAGAGATGCATCCAACTTATTAACCTCGGTTACAATTGGAGGCAACTTATCACTTTCTTCAGGAACTTTAAATACAAACTTTACACCTAATACTGGATCAGGTACTACAAATCATGTAGCTTTTTGGTCTGGTACAAACGTATTAAGTTCAGATACAGATCTCCAGTTTAATGGGACTGAAGTTGGTATAGGTGGAAGTTTTATATCAGGAATTCGATTGAATATAATTGGTACTGGAGCAACAAATGCTTCAACCGCATTAGCAGTGCATGATTCATCAGGCTCTTCTAATACACTTATAGTAAAAAATGATAGTAAGGTTGGTATACTTAAGGCAAGTCCAATTGTAGCATTCGATGTTGCTGGATCAACAGCTTTTGGTACATCTACTGCAAATACAACTAGATCACCTAGAACATTCAATGTGATAGATGCAAATGCTGTAGCTAGAATTTGGAGATACACATCTACAACATCAAATAGTCCTGCAGTAGAGTTGATTTGGGGTAATACTGGAGATACAGCTACTACTGCTGGCAATTACTATTGGGATTTTAGTTTAATCACATCTTCATCTACAGCAGAAGGATTTCTTTTAAGAAAAAGAACTGGTGGGTCAGATGTAAACATTATGACTTGGAATAATGCCAACTATCAATTAGTTGGGCCTTACACAATAAATAGTGTTGGTAGAGGAGCAATGTACACATCTTGTGCACAAGTTAGCACAACTGGTGATTCTCAAGTAGCTACATTTTCATTAGTTAGATCAAGTACATCTACTAGTTATGATTTACTTTTAGATAATGGATCAGTCTATGCAGACTTAGATTTAGCTGGATCAACTAACAGAGTGTGGGGTATGACAGTATTAGTAACAACAACTGTTACAGCTAGAACCTCTGGTACTCCTGTAGTAGGAGATGTCCATGTAGCTAAATACATAGGTTTTGTCAAAAAGATTGGTGGAGTATATACAGCATCATCATTTGTACAAATGGGTGTAGATTTTAATGCAAGCTTAAGTGCAACAACTGTTGCATTTTCTGCAACAACTGGACAATTAGGAGTAACAGTTACCCGACCTTCTGGAACGGCTACTTATAGATCTGTAGCCAAAATAGAATTGGTTGATATGGGATATTAATAATTCAGATAAATAAAAATGTAGTAACTTTGCAATAGCAATTCCGCTATTATAAAATCATAGATTAATTATGGAAAATCAAAAACCCACACGTGAGATTACATTGAATCAAGCAACAATCAATGTTTTAAATGAACTCAGAAACTTATTAAAAGAACCACAAGAAAAAATTAACAGTATTAACGCTAGAGTTGCCGACCTTTTAACAGGTGTATGCCTAGCCAATGAAATCGATTTTACTAAAAGTGGTATTAATCTTTCTGAAGATTTGTCTAAATTAATTGTATTCGATCTTCCAAAAGAAGAAGTAGCTCCAGAAGTTACACAGAAGAAAGCTACAAGAAAGAAAATGTAATCTAACCTAACAAGGTTTAATTTTTAAAAGCTATGATTAAAACAAAAGAAGACATCGTTAAAGACTATGAACTTTGGGTTTATAGACAATTAGGACGTCTTGTTTCATCTCAAACTGCAAATGTAGGATCGTTTATTTCTACAGATGGCATTAAATTAATTTGGTCTGGTGGGGGTAGTTCACTACCTTCCCAGTCAGGTAATGCAGGTAAATTCTTAACCACTGATGGTACTAATACATCATGGGCTACAGTAACAGCTCCAGTATGGGGAGCTATCACAGGAACACTTTCTTCTCAAACTGATTTACAATCTGCTCTTGATGCTAAAGAAGCTACAGCTAATAAAGGGTCGGCTGGTGGCTATGCTTCTCTTGATGGTACAGGTAAAGTACCATCTTCTCAACTACCTTCGTATGTAGATGATGTACTTGAATATGCAAACTTAGCAGCTTTGCCTGTCACAGGTTCAACAGGTATTATTTATGTAACAATAGATAATAATAAAACATATCGTTGGACTGGTTCAGCGTATACAGAGATTTCTCCTAACATTCCTGCTGGTTCTAACACTCAGATACAGTTTAACAATGCTGGTGCATTTGGAGCATCATCCAATCTTACTTGGGATGGTGCAACACTAATGGCTCTAGCTGTAAAAGCTAGTAACGGTACAGGAAATGGTTTCGGATTAGGTGATGGTTACTGGTTTATAGACAGAGAAGGAGTAGCCGGAAACAACGGAGCTATGAGATTTCAGGGTAAATTATTCTCTGTTCATGGGGATGTTGCGGCCTTTAAATTTGTAGATTTTTCTAATACGGTATTAACTAGTATAAATACTA